ATACAGAAGATTATAAATGTATTCATATCTACAAGCTGTTTACCATTTATAATAGGACTATTAATTAATTAATCGTATAGGACATAAATAGCAATGGAACTTAAGACTGTTACATTACTGCTAAATAAATTTAGGCAATTAGATGGGGAACTCCCTTTATCACAAATGCTAATCATATTAGAAGTTGCAAAGGCTGGTGAAAGCGGCACTACTTTGTCTTTAATTTCAAAGAATCTCAATCTAGGCAATGCAAATACCAGCAGAAACCTAGCGCAACTTGGGAAAATCAATAGGAAACACGAAGAAGGTATGGGAATAATTGATGCAGTTGAACATCCTATGGATAGACGACTAAAGATATTAACCTTATCTTTCAAGGGTAAACTATTTTTAAAAGACCTCCTCAGAGATGGGGAATAACTATAGTGAGGTACTACAATGGCTATCAACAAAAGAGGTTCAAGCTTTGTTGTAACGCTGGGCAGTAAAGAGGAACGCTACCGTAAAAGCTTCAAAACTCTCGCTGACGCTGTGAAAGCAGAAAAGCTTGAAGATGCTATAAGATTAGGGATTGTGAAGAGTAGTCAGTCCCTAGTTGAACGTAAGAGAGCCTATCTCTCGCCACTTGAACGCTCGCACACTCTTAGAGAAGCTTACACACTTACCTTAAGAGATACTTGGAGTCAGAACAAGTCTAACGCTCATATTAAGAGTGCTATGCCTGTCCTAAAATTCTTTGGTGATGATATGCCTGTATCAGAGATCAACTCTCAGTTAATAAGAGAGATGGTGGAGGAACTAGAAGATACCTATGGCAACGTAGGGTCAACTGTTAATGCTAAGTTATCAGCTCTCTCTATGATGCTAAAGACTGCATGTCAGGAACAATGGTTGGATACTATACCCTACTTTAAGAGACGTTCAGAGGGGACTCATAGAATCCGCTGGTACGATGCTGAAGAAGAGTTAAGGATGTTAGCTACCTGTAAGCAACTCGGCTTACTAGCACTAGCTGACTTCATTATTTGTGCTATTGATACAGGGTTCAGAAGGATGGAATTATTAGACTTCAGAATCAGAGAGTATCGACACAATCTTATGGTGTTACATCCGGATGAAACTAAGACATCTAAAGCTCGTTCAGTACCACCTACCCTCCGTGTTGTTAAGATCATACAATCTCGCAGTTTGAATGACAGATTGTTTGACGACTTGACACCTCAGACTCTTAGGACTCAATGGGATTCCATGAGAGGTGTAATGAACATGGCAAAAGATCCACAATTTGTAGTACATACCTTAAGGCACACATGTGCATCAAGATTAGCTATGTCAAATCAAACTGCTCAGTTCATTCAGATGTGGATGGGTCATGCAACTCCCTTGACAACTGCTCGTTATATGCACTTAGCACCTAACAAGTTATTGGAAGGAACAAATGCTTTGGATGACTATAGGAAATCTTATGTTCCAATGTTACAAGTAGTGTGACACAATGTACCAATGTGTGTCATCTGTACCAAAGTAGTACCACTTGAGGTGGTTAAACTCAATGATTTCAAGTACTTAATGGTGATTGTAAGCCTTAAAATCCCTCGGTGGTAACACCATTCCGGTTCGATTCCGGATCGAGGCACCATTACCTTAGTACAAGAATTTATTAGTTTTACCCTTCAGTTTTACTGAAGATTCACAATATATAGAGATAAAACCGCAGTCATTGCGGACTAAGGGATACTAATAATATCCCTTTTTTATCCCGTATTCTCTGCCTTGAGGTATAGGTTGCCCAATAGAAGAGACACAAATATTCTTTTGTACCATTTTTTATGTACCAGAATGTGTCGACTACTTGACTCAAGGTAGACACTATCAACAACTTATGGCTAGACTCAATCTGTTTAAAAAGACAAGTGTTGATCTATAGATTCTTAAAGAAACCTAAAGAGTCTATAGCTGAACTAAAGAAACTTTTAATTACCACCATAAATAGGAATTAAATAATGTTAGAACCTAAAGAAGACCTAATGGCAGTACAGATAAGACTAGAAGAAGGTATGACAGCTCGTGGAGCTTTAAGATATCTTAAGAATGTAGAGAAAGCTAAAGAGAAAGGTATTGAAGACAATACAGCTTATGGTAAACAAACTCTCTCAGCTAGACTTGAACTTTTGTCGATAGCTATTGATGACTGGAAGTTAACAAGTGGTAGTGGTGGAGCTACTAAGAATGGTTCTGCTTATAAGTACATTAAAGATATATCTAGTCCAGTACTCTCTTTTCTAGCATTGAAGCATGTCATAGGTGGCATCTCTACTGTTAGATCACTTCAGAACATAGCTATATCTATAGGAACAGCTATAGAAGATGAACAACGCTTAGATGACCTTAGGTTAAACGAGAAGAAATTCTATGAACGTATTAAGAAGGGTATCGACAAACGCAGCTCATATCACAACAAACAAATCTATGCAATTCGGTTAGCTGATAGACACCAAATGGTGAACAACTGGGATAGAGTCGTTCGACTACATGTCGGAATGAAGATGTTGGACTTGATTGTCTCTACGTTAGGTTTGGTTGAGATAGTCTTAATCAAGAATGCTAACGGTAAAACCACAAATTACATTCAAGCATTACCTAAGACTGCTGATTGGATAGCCAAGAAGAACAATGCTCTCTCAGTGCTTCGACCTACTCATGAACCTATGGTTGTCCGTCCTAGACTCTGGACAACACCTTTTGATGGTGGTTATGTATCAACTAACATAGCACCTTTATGTTTAGTTAAGACTACTAACAAGGCTTACTTAGAGGAACTTGAGAATACTGAGATACCTATAGTCCTTGCGGGTGTTAACGCTTTACAGTCAACAGCTTGGCAAATTAATAGTCAAGTAAGGGAAGTAATGGATCACCTATGGTCTACCAGATCAACTGTAGCTGGCTTACCTTGTCAAACAGGTGTTGAACTCCCACCAAAACCTTATGACATTGCAACTAATGAAATATCTCTTAAAGAATGGAAGATAGCTTCAGCTAAGGTTTACTCTGAGAATGTGAAACAGATGGGGCAACGTATTAGCTTCAGCACAACCTTAAGTATCGCTAAGAGATACCAAGAGTACCGAAAGATATACTTTCCTTATCAACTGGACTTTAGAGGTAGAGTCTATGCTGTTCCTCAGTTAAATCCACAAGGTGCTGACCACCAGAAAGCTCTATTAAGATTTGCTGATGCTAAACCATTAGGGTCTGAAGGTGCTAAATGGTTGGCAGTTCAAGGTGCTAACGTAGCTGGCTATGACAAAGTAAGCTTTGAAGATCGTATAAAGTTCATAGAAGATCATGAGGAAGAAATCTATGCAATAGCTTCAGACCCATACACTAATCGAGGCTGGTGTGGAACTATAGGTGATGTTGAAATAGATAAACCTTGGCAGTTCCTAGCATTCTGCTTCGAGTGGAAGGGTTACTTAGAAGTTGGTGATACTTTTATCTCTAAGTTACCTATAGCTTTCGATGGTTCATGCAGTGGTATTCAACACTTCTCAGCAATGCTTAAGGATTCTTTTGGTGGTAAGGCTGTCAACTTGATTCCTTCTGATTTACCTGCTGATGTATATCAACTGGTTGCTGATAAGGTAACTGTACAGGCAACTATTGATTCTATAAGTGGTACTGCAGATTCTCTTAAGCATAATGCAGATGGTAGTGCCTATATGAGCCAAGGAACGAAGTCACTAGCTAAACAGTGGTTGACCTTTGGTATCACTAGGAAGGTAACTAAACGCCCAGTGATGACCCTAGCCTATGGGTCTAAGCAGTATGGATTTAAGGAGGCTATTATGGCTGACATACTTCGACCAGCTAAGTTTGCATCTGAGCGTGGTGATAAGGTGTTTCCCTTTGTTCACGATGGATATAGTGCTGCGAATTACATGGCTAAGTTAATCTGGGACTCAGTTAACCTAGTGTTAATTAAGGCTGGTGAGGCTATGGCATGGCTACAGAAAGTAGCTGGTGTGATATGTGCAGAGCAGTTACCTATTCGATGGACTACAGCAATAGGCTTTCCTGTGATGCAACACTACGCTGATGTTGAACCTAGGAAGATCAAGACAAGCTTGAATGGTAAGCTTGTTTACTGCCAGATGAACCGCCAGAAAGATAAGATTGATCGTAGAAAGTCTTCACAGTCTCTACCTCCTAACTTTGTCCATAGTTGTGACGGTGCTCACATGCTTCTAACTGTTGTAAGAGCACAACAATCTAAGATAAAGAGCTTCGCAGCTATACATGATTCTTTCGGTACATGTGCAGGTGATTCTGAAGACCTCTTTAGAATAGTAAGAGAAACTTTCTTAGAAATCTATGGTGAACTAGATGTCCTCAACATGTTTAAAGATGAAGTAACAAGTTGTCTCCCAGATAACAAAAAAGATTTAATCTTAGAGACCCCCGAACAAGGCACGCTGGAGCTTGCAGGGATACTTGACTCTCGTTTTTGCTTTGCTTAATCTCTGCGTCAAGGTATAGGTTGCCCAATAGAAGAGACACAAATATTTTCACCACACAAGGAATCCATTGAAAGAACTAGAGCTACTCCTGCTTAAAACTTTAAACATTCTGGCACTAGCTACATGGCTGGTGCTGGTTGTCACTTTCTTACTTGAGTACATATGACATGCCAAGAAAAGATCAACCAACTGAAATGGAAGATGAACCATACCAATCCTCACTAGGAATGGCAATACACCTCTGGTCAAAAGGAAATGACATCTCTCGGACTCTCTACAAAGAGCTGATGGAACAAGGGTATGACGTAGAACAACTTAAATATAGACATCAAAGGTAAATAATTATGGCAGTAAAAAGACCTACATATACAACACCCAAAGGACTAGCTTCATATCCTTGGTTAAACACCCCTGATACTAAATTCTCACCAGACGGTGATTTTAAAGTAACTCTATTGTTATCTGCTACAGATGGACAACCAGTCATTGACTTTCTAAACGAGCAATTACTGCTGTCTGCGCAACTAGCTAAGAAAGAGAACGCAGGTAAGAAAATTAAAGTAGCCGATGCTCCTTATAAACAGTGCGAAGAGACTGGTGATGTGTCGATTACATTCAAGTTGAAAGCTCTGGTTAACATGAAGAATGGTGATAGTTTCACACAGAAACCAGCTCTATTTGATTCTCAGTTAAAGCCGATCACAGCTAATGTTGGTGGTGGTTCTACTATCAGAGTCAGTTATGAATGTAACCCTTTCTATACCTCAATGATAGGTGCTGGTATCTCACTACGTTTAAAAGCTGTGCAAGTCCTAGACCTGCAAGAGTTCAGTAGTGGAGCTACTGGTTCAGCTATGGGATTCGAAAAGGAAGATGGATTTAAAGAAGTTTCACCTGCACAAGGAAGCGGATTTGCTAAAGAAGAAGAAGAGACAGACGAAGACGACTTCTAGTCTTCAAGTTGGTTTGGTACACGGCTTTAGGTCAGGACTAGAGGAAGAAATAGCTCTAAGCCTGACAGCTCGTGGTGTTAATTATGAATATGAAAAACTGGTTATCCCCTTTACGAGACCAGAGAAAACTCATAAGTACACCCCAGACTGGAGATTACCAAACGGTGTAATTGTGGAATCCAAAGGGAGATTTGTAACAGCCGATAGACAGAAGCACTTACTTATTAAACAACAACACCCTGAATATGACATTCGTTTCGTGTTCTCAAACTCTAAATCAAGGATAACCAAACGCTCAGAAACTACTTATGGTAACTGGTGTGATAAACATGGGTTCATCTATACAGATAGGGATATACCCGATTCGTGGATAAAGGAATAACAATGGCAGTAAACGTAATAGGTAAACCATATGTATCTGGTACGAAAGTACGGAAGACTACAGATTGGCTAGTGGTTCATTGCTCGGCTACTCAGGCAAAGACTGACATAGGAGCAGTAAAGATCAATGAATGGCATAGGGCTAAAGGCTGGAAATGTATTGGATATCATTATGTTATCCACCGTGATGGACTTATTGAATATGGTAGAGATACCAATGTTATAGGTGCTCATGTTGAAGATCACAATGCTAATTCCATAGGTATCTGCATGGTTGGTGGTGTTGGCTCTGACGGTAAGACTGCCGAGAACAACTTCACGAAAGATCAATTCACATCACTTAAAGCTCTGTTGATAGAGCTGAAGAGTAAATATCCCAAAGCAGTTATACAGGGTCATCGTGACTTTCCAGATGTTCATAAGGATTGCCCCTGTTTTGACACTAAGGCATGGGTGAAACAAGAGAAGATTTAATAGTTCAATCCTAAAGGTTGTTACCTCTGAAGAGGGAGCTTCTGTTCCCTCACTTTTTTCAACAGGTATAGCCAATGGTAAAAGATGTAATCAGAAATCTAGCTTGGTATCTCGTCCTCTTCCTAACGTGCATCATCATACTACCCATCGGACTACTAGGAATCACCGTTAGATGCTTGAGGGATGAAGCTTTTGACTACCTCAAACACAAACTCTTTTAAGGAAAATCACATGCAACCTTCTTCCATGTTCATAGCTCATGTTCCCTGTCCTGAATGTGGTTCATCAGATGCTAACTCATTGTATGACGATGGGCATACACACTGTTTCAAATGTGGAACAACTGTTCAGGATGCAGGTATTCCAGCCGTTAGTGCTCCTAAGAAAACCTTAGGTCTAATCAATGGTAGCTACAAAGATTTAGTGAAAAGGAAGTTACGAGAAGATACCTGTAGAAAGTTTGGGTATCAAGTAGGTGAATACCAAGGTTCTAACGTACACATTGCTCCGTATTTTGATAAAGAGAATGTGATGGTAGCTCAGAAGATCCGCTTCCCTGATAAGAGCTTCAAGATTCTAGGAGATATCTCAAAGGCACAGTTGTTTGGTGCGAAGTTATTCAATGGTGGTAAGAAGATAGTAGTAACAGAAGGTGAGATAGATTGTCTTACCGTTTCTCAGGCACAAGGAAACAAGTGGTCAGTAGTTTCTGTACCTAATGGTGCACAGGGTGCGAAGAAAGCAATACAAAGAAACCTTGAGTTCTTCACAGGATTTGAAGAGGTTATCTTTATGTTTGACATGGACGAAGCAGGTCAAGCAGCTACAAAGGATTGTGTAGAGCTGTTTGAAGCTGGTAAGGCTAAGGTAGCAGTACTATCACGCAAAGACCCCAATGAATTACTACTGGCAGGACTAGAAGCAGAAATCATTACCGCCATATGGAATGCTAAAGCTTATAGACCCGATGGAATACTTTCAGGTAGTGACTTATGGGAGATGGTATCAACAATCACCGAAGTAAACTCAGTTCCATATCCTTGGGCTGCACTCAATGATAAGACCTTAGGAGCACGAAGAGGAGAGTTAGTAACTATCACAGCAGGGTCAGGTATAGGTAAATCGGCAGTAGTCAGAGAGATCGCTCACCATCTTCTAACCAGAGGTGAAACGGTAGGTATGCTAATGCTTGAGGAGAATCCTAAACGTACAGCCTTGGGTCTGATGGGTATCGAAATGAACAAACCTTTACACTTATTAGATAGGAGTACTGTTGATGAATCATTATTTAAAAGTAGTTATGACAGCGTTATTGCTAATGACCGTCTTTATCTCTATGACCACTTTGGTTCTTCAGATGTAGACAATTTGATATCCAGAATCCGTTACCTTAGCAAAGGCTGTGGGTGTAGTTGGGTAATATTGGATCACCTTAGTATTGTTGTCTCAGGATTAGGTGATGGTGACGAAAGGAAACTTATAGACAGAACCATGACCATGCTTAGGACTCTTGTGGAAGAGACTGGTATAGGTCTATTCGTTGTGTCGCATCTTAAGAGACCTGAAGGTAAAGGTCATGAAGAAGGAGCTAAGACTAGTTTGTCACAGCTTCGAGGATCACACGCTATCGCTCAACTTTCGGACATGGTCATCTCTATGGAGAGAGACCAACAGTCTGTAAACCCTAACTTAACAACCCTTAGAGTCCTTAAGAACAGATTCAGTGGAGACACTGGTGAAGCTGGTTATCTTTTGTATGACAAGGAGACGGGTAGATTAGTAGAGACAACTATGGACTTTGATACTGAAATTAACGAGGACTTCGCATGACACAGTTAGAAACATTAAAGAAACACTTCAAGACAGCCAGCTCTATATCACAGCGTGAAGCTATTATGGACTATTCAATCCAGAGTTTAACAAGGTGTGTTACTTCTTTAAGAAGACAAGGTATGGCTATCCATACTGTCTGGAAGAAGCACCCAATCACTGGTCAGAGATACTGTAGATATACCTTGGATGCGCCTTTCTGATGGCTAAAGAAAGAGAGTTACTGGAAAGATGGCTTGACGATACAATTTTTGAGCCTGAAGAATTAGATTCTTTAATGGAAGAAACTAGAAAACTACTCGCCCAACCTGAGACTGAGCAAGAGCCTGTGGCTTGGCGTTGGAAGAAAACAAGCGGGTGGGCATATCAGGACAATAATAACAATGGCGGTGAGCCACTTTACTTAGCGTCACAAAAGCGTGAGCGATTAACCGATAAGGAAATAATGGTTATGGTGATGAAAGTATCTATTGAAATGGGCTATACCGACATAAGCCCAAGCGACCTTGAAAAAAGTGGTTGCTTTAAGATAATAAGAGCGGCAGAAGAATATTACGGCATTGGATTAGATGACTAGAGAAGAATACTACGACCTGACCGAAGAACTGCGTATGGTCTATTGGTCTCACGAATGGTTTGATGGTTGGGAGGGGAACGTAACACCTATGCCCGATGACCATAAAGCGAGAGTGATAGACTGCATTACTAAATTATTAGAGAGATTAAATGTGAGTAAAGAACCAGAGCTTTATAGAGCTAAGGTTGGTCTAGACGAATGAGTGGGAAAGGATCAACAAGAAGACCTACCGATACTAAGAAGTATAACGATAACTGGGATGCCATCTTTGGTAAACCAGCCCCTAAGAAGCCCCCTGAGAATACTTAAAAACCCCTCCTCCCCTGTTACTCCACTAGAGAGAACTATATGCTTATATTTGATTGTGAAACAGATGGACTTCTACCTGAAGTCTCAAAGATACACTGCTTAGTTATTAAAGATACAGAGACTGGTGATGTCTCTAGTTATACTGGATTGGATATACCCACTGGACTCCGTAGGTTACAAGCTGGTGTGACCATTTGCGGTCACAATGTAATCAAGTATGACCTACCAGTTATCAAGAAGTTATATCCTTGGTTCAGTTACGAATCACATTTCGTGTTAGACACTCTGGTATTGGCTCGGTTGTTGAGAACCAATATCAAAGACACTGATGTGAAGCTAATGGCATCTGAGAAATTACCAAAAAAATATTATGGCTCTCACAGTTTAGCTTCTTGGGGATATAGGCTTGGTAATTATAAAGGTGACTACACAGGTGGTTGGGAGACGTATAGTCAAGAGATGCTGGACTACTGCATACAGGATGTTGAAGTAACTCATACGTTATATAACTTCCTGTTGAAGGATGATGTGCCTGAGAGAGCTATAGTCTTGGAACATCAGATAGCATGTCTAATGGCAAAGCAAGAAAGAAATGGCTTCGTGTTTAATGAACAAGGAGCTGCTCAACTGTACACAGTACTTGCTAAACGCAGAGGTGAACTTGAGGATGACCTAAGGAATTACTTTGGTTCTTGGGTTGTTCAGCTTCCTGACTTTATACCAGCGAGGGACAACAAGACTCTTAAGTATCTTAAGGGTGTACCTGTTCCTCGATCTAAGACCATCCTATTTAACCCCTCCTCAAGAGACCATATAGCTAACAGGTTAATTAACTTGTATGGCTGGAAGCCTAGTGAGTTCACAGCCAGTGGTAAGGCACAAGTTGACGAGGTAATTCTCAGCAAGCTTACCTTTCCACCCTGTGAATTAATCACTGAGTATCTACTGGTAGCAAAGAGAATCTCTCAGTTAGCTGAGGGTGATCAAGCTTGGATGAAGTTGTCAAAGAAGGGAAAGATTCATGGGTCAGTTAATACGAATGGTGCAGTCACAGGTAGAGCTACCCATGCCTATCCGAACATATCACAAGTACCATCAGGTGGATCAGCATATGGTCATGAATGCAGAGAACTATTTACTGTACCTAAGGGCTGGAGACTTGTTGGTGCAGATGCTTCAGGTCTTGAGCTGAGATGTTTGGCTCACTTCATGGCTAAGTATGATGGTGGAGCTTATGGTGAAGTCCTGCTAACAGGTGATATCCATACTGAGAACCAGAAAGCAGCAGGTTTATCAACAAGGTCTCAAGCAAAGACATTTATTTATGCTTTCCTTTATGGAGCTGGTGATGCAAAGATCGGAACGATTGTTAATGGAGATGCAGTTGCAGGAAGGAAGCTTAAGAAGAAGTTTCTACGTTCGTTGCCAGCCCTCGGACGACTTAGCGAAGCTGTCAAGAAAGCTGCTGACCGAGGTTACCTTACAGGGCTTGACGGTAGAAGGTTGCATGTTCGTAGTTCACACTCTGCACTAAACACTCTTCTACAATCAGCAGGTGCTTTAGTCTGCAAGAAGTGGCTAGTTATCTTAGAGGAAACCTTAGGAACAGAAGGTCTCTCTCATGGTTGGGACAAGGACTATACCTTCTGTGCATGGTCACATGACGAAGTGCAGATAGCCTGTAGAAACCAAGAGATAGCAGAGGTAGTAGCTAAGATAGCAACTGACTGTGTTCCTTTAGCTGGCGACTACTTTAACTTCAGGTGTCCATTGGCTGGTGAATCTAAGATAGGAGATACATGGCGTGATACTCACTGATGTTCTCTACAGAATCTACGTTAAACCCTTAGCAATACAAGCAAACTATAGTCGAGAACAGGCTCAAGCGGTGGCTGCATTAGCATCACTTGGCATGATCTCAACTCTACAAACTAGACACAACTATGGTCGCCACTGGAGGATCACTTCCCTTGGCATTTCCCTACTCAAAGAGGACTGCATAATATGAAAATAGCTAAACAACAAGTAAATCATGTGGATAACATGGGGTCTGATCTTTCAGTAGTTAATGCTGCTAGGGTTAGCTTTGGTAAAGAATCAGACTGGAACTATGAAGCACCAGCAGTATGTATATGTGAAGGTCAAGGCTGTATGTTATGTGAAAACATTACGGTTGACCAGCCTGTTACCTTGAAAGATCAAGATGTACAGTTGCTTAAGTACTTAGCCAAGCATAACCATTGGTCACCATTTGCTCACACTTCTATATCCATAAGAGTTAAAGCACCCATCTTTGTCGCTAGACAATTAGCTAAACATCAGGTGGGCTTTAGTTGGAATGAGGTATCCAGAAGATATGTATCAGATGCACCTGAGTTCTATATACCTGATAGCTGGAGAAAGTCTGTAGTCAACGTGAAACAAGGTAGTTCTGATGAAGCTGTAGCTGACACTGATCTCTTCGTTGAGTACATTGAGTCTGCCTCAGAAGATGCTCTAGATTTCTACAATGAGTTATTAGCTGAAGGTGTATGTGCAGAGCAAGCTCGTATGGTATTACCTCAGAACATGATGACCGAATGGATATGGACTGGTTCATTAATAGGCTTCCACAGGGTCTGCCAGTTAAGACTTGATAGCCACACACAACTAGAAACACAGGAAGTTGCCGAGATGATTGGTGACCTATGTGCATTCCTTTACCCATTCTCATGGAGAGCTTTAAATGAAAGTAGCGTTAATTGATGCAGACATCTTGGTATACCAAGCAGCGACACTTGCTGAGAAACCAGTTGATTGGGGTGATGGCTTATGGACACTTCACGCTTTTGAAGAGGAAGCTAAAGCTCTCTTTCAGGTTAGTCTTACTAAGATTCTGGATGGTGTGGAAACTGATGACTTCATCTTAGCATTCACTGATACTCATAACTTTCGTAAAGATGTACTACCTACTTACAAAGCTAACAGATCAGGTGTTCGTAGACCTATGCTCCTTAAGTTCCTGCGTGACTGGGCTACTAAGAAATTTGGTAGCAAGGTCATGACAGGTCTTGAGGGTGATGATGTTCTTGGCATCATGGCTACAGATGAAAGAGATGCTGATATATACATAGTCTGCACGATAGATAAGGACTTAAAGACTATACCTGCTGCTCACTATAACTTTGGGAAAGATGAATCATTCCTTATAGATACAGCAGAAGCCGATAGATTCCACATGATTCAAACTCTGACTGGTGATGCAACCGATGGATACAAAGGGTGTCAAGGGGTGGGCATTAAGACAGCCGAGAAGATTCTTGATGGGAAAGTAGGTTATGCCATGTGGGAAGCAGTGGTTAAAGCCTATGAGAAAGCAGGTCTTAGCGAAGAAGAAGCATTAGTACAAGCACAGGTAGCTCGAATATTAAGAGCATCAGATTATAACTTTGAAAACAATGAGGTCATCCTATGGCAACCACAACTACTAGCATAAGAACACCTGAAGAATTGGCTGAGTACTTAGCTGCGTTATCTCCTGATATTGACTGGGTAAACTCTCCTCCCCACTACACCGCAGGTGGTATTGAGTGTATTGATTACATAGAAGACGTTTTAACCTGTGAAGAATATAGGGGTTACTTAAGGGGCTGTATGATTAAGTACCAGCACAGGATGTTAGTCAAAGGTTCACCTGAAATTAACTTAGAGAAACTCCTATGGTATGGCGAGAGGTTAAGAGGGGAGGTAGCGTGAGTCTAAAGGTGTCAAACAAGAAACGTATTAAGAAAATAACTAACACATGGAAAGCTAATGAGAACTCCTATAAAGAAACCTTTATCAAAACCACAACAGATACAACAGCCAAGTCAGTTTGATGTATATCAAGTAGCAGCTATGTCCACACGTTTACCTACATCCGATGAAGCCTATGCACTCTTAGGTCTCTCAGGTGAAGTAGGTGAACTACATAGTATCATAGCAAAGCGTATAAGAGATGGTGCTCTAGATGATGCTGATCAAATAGTTGCCTTGCAAAATAATATAGCTAAAGAACTTGGGGATATCCTGTGGTTCGTAGCTGCCGTAGCTGATGACTTCAACATCTCTCTATCTACCATTGCCACCATGAACCTGAAGAAGTTAGCTAAGAGACAAGCTGAAGGATCATTAGGTGGGTCGGGGGACGAACGATGATTACATGGAAGGAGCTTACCTTACCACCAATTAACCTATGGAGTTTACCGAATTGAAACAAGAACCCAGCTTAAGAGCACAGCTAATTACAAGACGTACATACAACAGACCGCTGGATGATCTAGGCAAAGTGTTTGAAAGTTGGGAAGAAACGGTAAACCGTGTGATCCAGCATCAAGCATGGCTATGGGATAGAGCTGGTACTGCTATCAAGGAAGAGTTAGAAGAGTTAAGACAGTTGATGTTAGATAGAAAAATTCTAACTTCAGGCCGAACTCTATGGTTAGGTGGTACTGAAGTAGCCAAGAAACGTGAGGCATCACAGTTTAACTGCAGCTTCACACAGGTTGAAACAATACATGATGTTGTGGATATCCTGTGGTTATTACTGCAGGGATGTGGTGTTGGTTTTACCCCTATCGTAGGTAGCTTGACGGGGTTTGTTAAGCCATTAGAAATAGAAATCATCAGAAGCCAAAGGACAGCTAAAGGTGGTAAACCAGATAATGAGGAATCTTATGATACTAATACTGGCATATGGACAATCCAGATTGGGGATAGTGCTGAAGCATGGGCTAAGTCTATTGGTAAACTCGTATCACACAAGTACCCTGCAACTAAGCTTGTCTTGGACTTCACTCAAATCAGACCTGCTGGTGATCGTCTCAAGGGTTACGGGTGGATTTCCAGTGGTGATGAAGCTATTGCTATTTCCTATAAAGCTATCGCTCAGATTCTTAATCGTAGGTCTGGTACTTTGCTTACTCGCATTGATATTCTTGATGTTGTTAACTGGCTTGGGACTGTACTATCTTCGAGAAGAAGTGCTGAAATTGCCTTGTTTCCGTATGGTGAAGAAGAGTGGCAAGAGTTCGCAGTAGCTAAGAAAGACTGGTGGGTAAACAATCCTCAGAGAGCGCAGTCTAATAACTCATTGTTGTTTAAGACTAAACCCTCCAAGGAAGAACTCTCACACATCTTTGATTTGATGGTGGAGTCAGGTGGTTCTGAACCTGCATTCATTAATGCACAGACAGCAACAAAGAGAGCACCTTGGTTTAAAGGCTGCAATCCATGCGCAGAAATTTTATTAGGTAATAAGAGTTTTTGTAATCTGACTGAGGTGGACGTAGGTAAATTTAAGGGTGATTCCTCAGGTTTACGCAGGGCTATACACATAGCAGCTAGAGCTAACTACAGGCAAACCTGTGTCAATCTACAAGATGGCATACTACAAGAATCATGGCACTTGAACAACGAGTTCCTAAGGTTATGTGGAGTGGGTTTAACTGGTTTAGTAAGAAGACCTGATTTAGGAAGCTATGATTTCCTAGAGTTACAACGAGTGGCTACCTCAGGTGCTTACTCTATGGCTGATGAACTAGGACTATCAAGACCTAAGAACATTACCACAGTAAAACCTAGTGGTACTTTAAGTAAGATTATGGATACCACTGAAGGTCTTCATAAGCCTCTAGGTAAATACATCTTCAACAATGTTAACTTCTCTAAGCATGATCCTTTAGTCCCTCTGTGTAGAGCTTCAGGCTATAAGGTTATTGATAATCCAACTGATGGTTCTTCTGTACTAATCACCTTCCCAGTGAAGTGGGATGACGTACCGTTTGAGAAGGTTACTAAGGTTATCAATGGGATAGAACAGGTTGTTGAAGTAAATCTAGAATCTGCTTTAAGTCAGTTAGAAAGATATAAGGTACTGATGGTTAACTGGTGTCAACAGAATGTCTCAGCGACAATCTCTTACTCAGTTGATGAAGTCCCTGAGATCATGAACTGGTTGTTGGATAACTGGGATGTATATGTTGGTGTTAGTTTCTTATTCAGAGCTGACCCTACTAAGACAGCACAGGACTTAGGTTACTTATACTTACCACAGGAAGTGGTTACCAAAGATGCTTATGATGAATATGTATCAAGAATTGTACCTTTAGTAATGGATCAAGATGCCAACTCGCTAGATGAAATGGACAATCAAGAGTGTGCTGGAGGTGCTTGTCCTATTAAATAGTATTAGTTGCCCAATTGGAGTATAGAGTCATGAAAGATAACAACAAGTTCCCCTATGTCCCCCTAGATTTACTCGAAGCTCTCGAATGGTTATTCCCAGATAAAGTTCCAAGTCCTGAGGTTTGTCCAAAGGAGTCTTATGGTTCTGTAAAGGTGACTCGTTTCTTGAGAGCACAACATTTAAAACAAACTCAATCAACTATATTATCGGAGAATTAAGTATGTGCGGATCAGCACCCAAACCTGAGCCACCACCACCACCTCCAGCTCCTCCTGCACCTCCAGCTCCTATTGCTCCTTTACAGATTGCTCATGCTCCACAGGCATCAGGTCAACAAGCTAAAGGTAGGTCTTCTTTAAGAATTGATAGAAGTGCTGGTGCTAGTAGCAGTGAAGGTGCAGGTTTAAACCTTCCACAATAAAGGGTCATAATGAAAAAAGAGAAGGATGAAGCCAAGCACGAACAGAGTGAAGGATCAGCAGAGTCTATATATGAGAAGCTAGTATCAGATAGATACTCGTTTCTATTGCGAGCTAGGGATTGCTCAAGGTACACAATACCAACACTTATCCCACCAGCAGGACACTCAAGTTCTACTAAGTTCTACACCCCTTACCAAGGGATGGGAGCTAGAGGGGTTAACAACTTATCCTCTAAATTGCTCATAGCCCTGCTTCCACCTAATGCTCCATTCTTCCGATTACAAATTGATGACTTTACGTTAGAACAATTAACTCAGCAAGAAGGTATGAGAGCAGCAGTTGAAGAAGGTCTCAATAAGATTGAACGAGCTGTTCAGTCTGAGATTGAAACAAGTGCTATTAGAGTATCTGCTTTTGAAGCTATTAAACATTTAGTTGTGGGTGGAAATGTTCTTTGTTATCTACCTGATGAAGGTGGTATGAGGGTATTTCCTCTGGAACGCTATGTAGTCCAAAGAGACCCTATGGGTAAGGTATTGGATATTATAGTTAAAGAGACTTCAGCTATTAGTTCACTACCTAAAGATGTTAGAGAACTCCTAGGACAGAATAAGGATACCAGTAGATACGAAGGTGAAGGTGTTAACACTACTGTTGATATTTATACTCGTACTTATCTAGAAGATGGTAAGTGGGAGACCTATCAAGAAGTTAAAGGTATGGTTATTGAAGGGTCTACAGGTACATATCCTAAAGACAAGTCTCCTTGGATTCCTGTTAGATTTACCAGAGTTGATGGTGAGAACTACGGTAGAAGTTATGTTGAAGAATACCTTGGAGATATAAAGAGTCTTGAAGGTTTATCACAAGCTATTGTTGAGGGATCAGCAGCAGCAGCTAAAGTCCTATTTATGGTGAATCCAAATGGTACTACCAGTCAAGAGACCTTAGCTAATGCTGACAATGGTGCAGTTGTAGAAGGTACTGAGCAGGATGTGTCAGTGCTGCAGCTTAACAAATACAATGACTTCAAAGTAGCTCTTGAGACTATTAACACAATTACTGAAAGATTATCTTTTGCATTCCTATTGAACTCTGCTGTTCAACGTAGTGGAGATAGGGTAACTGCTGAAGAAATTAGGTTTATGGCAGGTGAGCTAGAGTCCGCCTTAGGTGGTATCTACTCAATCCTATCGTTAGAGCTACAGTTACCTATGGTATCTCGTCTAATGTTCTATATGGAACGTAAGAAGAAACTACCAGTGTTACCTAAAGGTACTGTGAGTCCTCGGATTGTCACAGGTATGGAAGCACTAGGCAGGGGTAATGATCTTACTAAACTAGACCAGTTCATCCAGCCGTGTCTACAAGTTCCAGAGTTGGCATCTAGGGTTAACTTAGGTGACTACTTGACTCGTAGAGGTACAGCTTTAGGTATTGATATGAAGGGTCTTATTAAGTCTGATGAAGATATGGCTCAAGAACAACAAGCAGCTCAAGCTCAACAACAACAAATGCAACAGCAAGAAATGATGAAGCAAGGTATCGCTCCTCTTATTAATGCTGGTGGTCAAGCAATGAAGCAAGGAATGGCTAATAACCCTGATATGGAAATGCCTGACATGTCTAAGATGTTGGAACAAGCTCAAGCCCAACAACCACAATAGATAAGGAATTAACATGATACTAGATGAACCATCAAGCTTTATGAGAGACCAAGGTATTCCTCAGATATTCACCTACATTGGTGAGGGTTCTGAGAGTGCTGAGTTTGTAATAGACCCTGAGGCTGTAAGTTTCACAGTATATGGTGATGGTTTCTACCTCACTTATTATTAAACATAAAAGGATTACTCATGGCAGCAGCCAAACCAGCTAATCAACAAGTTGAAGAACCTGTTGAAGCTCAAGAAGTAGATTACATTGGTAAAGGAGCTGACAAGGTTAAGTTTGAAGCAGACCCAAAAGCAAAGAAGATCAGAGTATATGATGACGGTTTCGTTGTTATTGATTATTAATTTATAAGGATATACATGACAGATTCAATCGTAATAAATAGTCCTTCGACATCTGAAGAACCTGAAGGTCATGAGCAAGCTATGGTTGACTTGGTAGATAAACATGCCGAGCCACCTGCTGTTGAAGTAGCACCTGTTGAAGAACCTGAGAGACCTGCTTGGCTACCTGAGAAATTCAAGTCTGCTGAAGACATGGCTAAAGCCTATGGTGAACTAGAGACTAAGATAGGTGCTAAACCTGTGCAAGGTGAAGTAACCCCTGAGACACCTGTTGAAGCTACTGAAGCAACACCTGAGGCAGCTACGGAAGCCTTAGCTACTAAAGGATTAGACCTTCAAGAGTTCTCAACTGAGTTTGGTACTACAGGTGAACTATCTGCTAAGAGCTATGAACGCTTGGAAGCAGCAGGATATCCACAAGATATTGTTAACCAGTATATTGAAGGACAGAAAGCTAGAGCTTCACAGTTTGAAAGTAGTATCAAGAATGAAATTGGTGGTGAGGCAAGGTATGCTGAGGTATCTCAGTGGGCTGCTGCAACACTAACAGCAGGTGAACTTGATGCTTATAACAAAGCTGTTACTTCAGGTAGTTTAGATCATGCTAAGTTAGCTATTAATGGTTTAGCTAATCGTTATACCAATGAGAATGGTAGTGACCCTAAGAGAACCATAGGTGGTACATCCAAAGCTAGTTCTGAGGAAACCTATAAATCTACAGCACAACTTACTCAAGCAATGAGAGACCCTCGTTATAAAACTGATGCAGCCTATCGAGCAAGTGTTCAGAACAAGCTTGCTAACTCTAATGTCTTCTAAAGGAATCTAATGTTTTCATATGTTATTGCACGTTTAAAAGAAGCTAGTACTTGGAGAGGCATTATTGCTCTAATTACTTCTGTAGGTGTAACACTTTCTCCTGAACTTCAAGGAGCTATTGTAGCTGCTGGTTTAGGTGTTATGGGTATCGTAGGGGCATTAGTTCCAGATACTAAAGTAACACCTGTAGTCTAATGATGGCCATCATCCTAGAGATTATTAATAAAATATTAAACCTAGTCATCGCTAAGATAGATGCTAACAAACAACAGGTATCTCAGGATGAAAGAAATCAAATTGAAAGTGATCCTAGTATGTTCTTTAGTAACCACTTTAATGGGTTGTCAGATGCTGCCAAGCATAACAAAGACAACACCACTACCCACTAAGCCTACCTTAAGTGTCACCACGAATCCTCAGGGTGACATTTGTTTCTCAAAGAAAGATGCTACTAAGCTTGGGACATATGTCCTAGAGTTAGAACGCAGATAGACCGTAAGCCCTACCGTAACAGGTAGGCATCCCATGATTATTGAGTAAGCAACGTGGTCTGATAATTCTAGAAAAGATTCCCGTTTACAAAAGGAAGGTGAGTCGCACTCACTGAACGCCAGAAACAGTAATCATGGTATGCCTACCTGAAGTATAAAGAAGTCCAACCACACTGCTTTCATAGCGGTGGTGTTGCATAATTCAAGAATGAACAGCTCCACCATTACCTTCTGCGGAAGACAATCTTGGCTAAAGAGATGTGCAGTTCTAGAAGGTTGCTCAATAACTTTCTTTAACTTACTCAAAAGGCAAAACAAAATGGCTAACGCTAATGTATCAAACTTAGGTCAGGCGAATACCGCTGGCGATAAAAAAGCACTATTTCTTAAAGTGTTCGCTGGTGAAGTATTAACTGCATTCAACGAAACAACTGTAACCAATGGTAAATTCGTAGAGCGTTCAATCGCAAATGGCAAATCAGCTTCGTTCCCTATCTTAGGTAAGATCGCTGCTGAATATCATGTTGCTGGTGCTGAAATTGTAGGTTTAAACGTACCTGCTAATGAAGTAGTGGTCACCATTGATGACCTATTGATCTCACATGCTTTCGTAGCTAACATTGACGAAGCAATGAATCATTATGATGTTCGTGCTCCATACTCAGATCAAATTGGTCGTGCCTTGGCATACCAAATGGACAAACATAAATTACAACTAGCTTTATTGGCTGCTCGTGGCGCTTCTCCTGTAACAGGTGAGTCTGGTGGTGGTTCTGTAACTGGTGCAACTATGTTGTCAGATACAACTGGTGCTGCTTTAGTTACAGGTTTATTCAAAGCTGCTCAGATTATGGATGAAAAGAACATCCCTTCTGAAGACCGTTATGTTTACCTAGCCCCTGCTGCTTACTACTTGTTAGCACAGAACACTAACATCATGAACCAATGGTGGGGTGGTGAAGGTGAATATGCTGGTGCTAAAGTTCTTCGAGTAGCTGGTATTAATGTTATTAAGACTAACCACTCTCCTTTCGGTGCTACGGTTGCTGCTGGTTCTGTAGCTTCAGGTACTTTAGATAAGTATGCTGTTGTTGCAACTACTACTGTTGGTGTAGTTTGTCACAAAGAAGCTATTGCTACTGTTAAGTTGATGGACTTAGGTATGGAGTCACAGTACGACATCCGTAGACAAGGTACTTTGATGGTTGCTAAGTATGCACTAGGTCATGGAATTTTGAGACCTTCTGCTGCTGTAGAACTTAAGACTGCTTAATACCTAAGCAAAACCCTAGGGGGACTCTTTCACAAGGGTCTCCCTTTTTTTTATATTAGAGGTTAACCAAATGATTTACAAAACAACAGAACTTGATGCTATCAACATCATGTTAAGTACTATTGGTGAAGCTCCTATCAACTCTCTTGTCGCAGCTTCAGGTGTAGTAGATGCAGTTATAGCTCACCAAGTGCTTAATGAAGTAGGTGTACAGGTTCAAGAAGAAGGTTGGCACTTTAATGTAGAGATAAGTTTTGATCTACTACCAGCCTATCCTTCTAAGGAAATCTTTGTACCTGATAATTGTGTTGAGGTAGATGCTATAGATTCTTCTGTAGATGTAGCTATTAGAGGCAATAGGTTATATGACAGGATCAACCATACATATGAATTTGATGCTCTTATTACCTGTGATATGACCATTCTCTTACCATTTGAAGACTTACCCCAAGCAGCTAGACACTATATAACTATAAGAGCAGCTAGGGTATTCCAACAGAGAGTAGTAGGTTCTCAAATCCTAGGAGCATTCTCAGAGAAAGACGAAATGAGAGCTAGAGCTTCTCTCAAAAGGTACGAAGCTAGTACCGCTGACTATAACATGCTGACAGGAAGCTATTCTGTTATGCGAGTACTTGATAGGTAAACATGGAATCCTTAATATCCTCTACCCTCCCAAACTTTGCTCAAGGTATTTCCCAACAACCACCTACTCTACGTTTAAGTTCACAAGGAGAGGAACAGGAAAATGGATTATCTACAGCATCTAAAGGTCTCCAGAAGAGACCACCCATTCATCATGTTAAGAAGCTGACTTCAAGTGCTTTAACTAATGCTTTCTTGCATACTATTAATCGAGACATCACTGAGCAGTATATGGTGATTGTTACCGATGGTGATCTTAAGGTCTATGATCTAGTTGGTAATGAACAGACTGTAAACTTCCCTGATGGTAAAGGTTACTTATCGGCTGCATTTCCTAATACATCCTTTGCTGCAACAACTATTGCGGATTATACCTTCGTAGTTAATAAGACAGTGAAGGTACAACAAGATACTTTACTAACACCTGCAAGACCTTATGAGGCAATCATAAATGTTAAGACAGGTAACTATGGCAAGACCTTTGCTATATACGTTAATGATGTGTCTGTCGCATCTTACGCAACACCTGATGGTAGTGCAGCAGCACACGGAGCACAGATAGCCTGTGACTACATAGCTAACCAGTTGTATTCTTCTTATACGGCTAACGGTACATCTCAGACAGCTACGGTTGTCTCATGGTTAACCTATACACAGAATGAATTTGTTACTACTAAGGTAGCCAGTGCTTCTGTCATAGGTGGGTTTACCAGTACAACTTCTTTAGTAAATAATACTTACTACTACGGAGCTACAGTAACACTAGCAGCAGGTTCTACCTTAGCTAACTCAGCTATTCTGGTAGGTGATAGTACCCAAGCTTTCACTAATGTTAGTGGAACTGATATGAAGGTATTCTTTACCCCAACTATCGTAGCACCTACTATTACCTCCTTTAGATTCACCACTGCACTCTTCATGAGAAAGCAGGGTGCTACTCTATATATAACTAGTAATACTGATTTTAAGATTAGAGCTGAAGATGGTTTTAATAACTTCTCAATGGTGGCAGTTAAGGGTTCAACACAGTACTTCTCAGACTTACCTTCCATAGGTAACTTTAAAGGGTGTACCGTTAAGATAGCTGGAGACCCCTCTAATCATGATGCAGATTACTATGCTCAGTATGTGGATAAAGATACTTCAGGCATCTGGAAAGAGTCCGTAGCCTCAGGTATATCCTCAGGTTTCTATGGTAAGACCATGCCTTGGGTATTGGTTAGAACCTCAGATGGAACTTTTAGTTTCTTCAGTCCTAGGTATCTCTCAAGAGCTGTAGGTGATGTTAAGTATGCTCATGATCCTTCATTTGTTAATAGCACTATCTCCGAGGTCTTCTTCTATAGAAATAGACTAGGTTTCCTTTCAAATGAGTCTATCTCCTTTAGTGAAGATGGGGAGTTCTTCTCGTTCTATCCTAACAGTATTATTAGTTTATTAGATGCTGATCGTATAGATGTAACTACCTCACATACCAAAGTAGCTAACCTTAAGTTTGCTCTTAACTTCAATAAGCAGTTAATACTATTCTCAGAACAGACACAGTTTCTAATTGAGGATTCAGGCACGTTCACACCTAAGACTATCTCAGTGAAAGTAGCTACAGAGTTTCCTTGTAACGTCACAGCTAAACCTGTGGGCATAGGTAAGAACATCTACTTTGTTGCTGATAAGGATAACTACTCACAGTTTAGAGAATACTTTCCTGATTCCTATGGTGTCAACTATGACTCTTTAGATGTAACAGGTCACATACCTAAGTACATTCCTTCAGGTGTCTTCAAGATGTCTTCAGCTCCTAACGAAGATATGATGGTAGCAATATCAAGTCATGAACCCAATGCTATATATGTCTACAAGTTCCTATGGTCAAACACTGAGAAACTACAGAACTCATGGTCTAAGTTTATTATAGGTTCTGAAGCAACTATCTTAAGTGTTGAGTTCATTCAATCAAAACTCATGATGGTTGTGTCGAGACCTGATGGTGTCTACATAGAAACTATGAATATGGCACTCGGAGCTTCAGATAGTAACGAACCATACTATGTCCATTTAGATAGAAAAATACAACTGGCAGCAACTGACTTCACCTATTCTAGTGTTACAGGTTACTCAACAATCAACCTGACTACCTTAGGTTATCTACCGCAGTATGGTAGTTATCAAATAGTATTAAAGACTGGAGCTGGTTTTACAGCAGGTACAGTTCTAAATGTTATCTGGGATGGAACTACAGCTACAGTCAAGGGTGACTTTACAACAGTAACAGCTACCTTTGGTCAGACCTATACCTTCAAATATAAGTTATCCCCTATCGTAATGAAAGTTACTTCAGCAACTACTTCCTCACAGAAGAGTGACTCTGAGGGTAGACTTCAGATACGCAAGGTCTCTCTAAATTATGCAGACACAGGTAACTTCTATGTGGAGGTAACTCCGATAGGTAGAGATACTAATGTCTATACATACTCAGGGAAGACTTTAGGTATCACCTCAGCAACTATAGGTTCAACCACTATATCCACAGGTGCATTTAAAGTCCCTGTAGTTAGTAGAAACACAACAACATCCATAGTACTAAAGAATGACTCACCTCTTCCTAGTGCTTTCATAAGTGCAGATTGGGAAGGAATGTATGTCAAACGGAGTAATCAAGTCTAAACCTTATGTAAGAGAAGCTTCAATATTTGATTGTGGCAAGTTAGCTAAAGTAATGAGGAAGGAGGATCAACAGGAGCTATGGTTTGCTTCTCGATCAACACCCCTCAAATCTTTATTTAATGGTTATCAAGGTAACAGATGCTGGACAGGTGTTAATACAAATGAGGAAATCTTCATGATGTTCGGGGTATCTCGTAAAGATGAATTTACAGGTGTCCCTTGGATGTTAGCTTCAGATGACTTAAAGAATGTTAGGAGAACCTTCATTAAAGAATGTGGTTCTTATGTAGAACAGATGTTTGAAGGGTATGACGTATTAACTAATCATGTCTGGTCAAAGAATGAAGTACATATTAAGTGGTTAAAGTGGTTGGGATTTAAGTTTCTCCCAGCTAAACCTATGGGAATTGATGGAGAATTATTTTATGAATTTTATAAGTTACGATAGGGGGGAAGTATGTGTCTCCCATTAATACCAGTGCTTGTTGCATCCTTAGTTATCTCTATGGCTTCCGCAGCAGCAACAGCAGGGATGTCAATCCACCAACAACAAACACAACAGAAAGCTGAGAAACATGCTAATGATTTAGCTAGAACAGCAGCTATCCGAGGCATGAATGTTAAGAATGCTCAGGTAGCTCAGCAGCAAATGCAGGAAAGAGATGCTGCAACAGGTAAGATAAACAGTAATAACATTGCTGCTAACGAGGCTCTATCTACAGCTCAGGCTGCTGCTGGGTCGGGAGGTGTTACAGGTATCTCTGTGGATTCCTTGATGTCTGGCATAGCTGGGGGTCAAGGTAGATACAACGCTTCTGTAGCTCAGAACCTAAAAGGTGATGTAGCTGCGAATGATTGGAACAGAATTAATAACTACAACGATATGTATAGCACAGTCTCTAAGCTTAAGAGACCGAGTGCTGTTGACTATGCAGGTGAAGGTTTGAAATTAACTTCTTCTATTGCAAGTTCGGTTAGCTCCTTCGGAACAGGTATGAAAGCTGGTGGTGGCACAAACACAACAAATAGATCAGATACTAATTGGGGTACTCAGTTAAGTATTGACCAAGTTAACTCTGGTGCATATTGAAAATAACATAGGAAATTATAGTGGCAAGAGAACAGGTAAATTATGAACCTAGAGCTGAGGCTTTAGGAACAACCGTTACCCCCAATTATCATGAGATAAGACCTGCAACTGCTGAGGAAATGTTGGGTAATGATACTGGGGCTGCACGACTAGCTGCATCCTTAGGTGTCACCTCAGCACACCTACAGAATACACAACAGAATCTTCAACATGCCAAACTGAAAGCTGATGAAGAAGAGAAACAGTTACAAGCTGAAAAGATACCTTTTTATGCAGCTCAGTTTAAAGCTTCCCATGAAGATGGTAGTGTAGGTCAAGCTCAGTTAACAGGTATGTTTCCTGACCACCATCCTATTATCAACGCTAAGATAGCTCAGTATCTAGGAGCTGAACAGGGTAGAAACGTAGCTAATCAGATCAACGATGAGTTAATAAACAATAGTGCATTGAACCTTGATCCTGTTAAAAGACCAGCTTATGTTCAACAAAGGATGCAAGAGGAGTTTACTAAGGCAAGTCAGAATAATCCTGATAATGATTTCTATGGTGCTGGATTTGCTCAAGGCTCTACTGAGTTCATGGATAGGTTTAACCAACAGAATCAGGTAGAGAACCTTAAGTATAAAACAGATATCCAGAAGAAAGGTTTCTCTACTGATATTGCTAATAACCTCCTGTATAAGCAGGGTCAGAACCTAGAGTCTATAGATTCCAGTGCGTCTACAACTACCTCTTTAAATAATATTGAAAGGAATGACCTTGTAGTTAAGACTGCTATAGAGACTGCTTTTGCACATGGTGATGCAGGTATCTTAAACAATGTGCCTGATAGGTTTATGAATGCTGAATCTAAGAATGCCTTTGCTGAAGCTAGGATAAAGATAGCTAGTTATAGTTGGTCTCAATATGCACACAAAGAAACACTAGCTACTGACCAGCTTCAGAAGACTGTTCGTGAAGGTAAGACTCAGATCATGCAGGATATGATTGACGGTAAACCTATGGACATTAGAGGGTGGGCTACTAAATCTGCGGACTTAGGTGTCTTTGCTCAACAACAAGCTAATGCAGATAAAGTTCCTGATAGTCTCTCTGCTCAAGAAGCTTTGTCATTTAAGACTGATGCTATGACAGGTGCTACCTTTGGTGATGGTTCATCTCAAGAAGACCTTGTTAACGCTATCCAGAGTAATACTAAGATGAACAACAAAGATAAGGTAAAACTTATTGGAGAAGTCCCTCATATTCAAGAAGGTATTCGGATTGTTAAAGACCCTTCAGTCCTTGATGCTTCCTCTCAGGTTTCTAGAAACATACAGAATGCACTAGCAAATCCTATGGGTAAATCTCAGTCCATGACTGGTGGTGTTAATGTTGAATCAACTGTTGTAGATGGTTTCAACAGAGATGTTCGCAATAGATTCAATAGCTACTTTGAGGATCACCAGAAGTATCCTGTAGGTAATGCTAAGGATGACATAGTGGATAAAGCTAAAGAGAATGCTTACAAAGAGACTGAGCGTTTAACTAAGTTTGGAAGTGGTGATAGTAAACCAGCAGAAGGCAGTTCAAATAGAACACGCTCACCTACACCTACAGACAACACACTACCTAACGGAGTGACTTATAAGAAACTCTAATAAAGGAAACTAAATGGCTATATATGAAGTTCACGGTAGTCAGTACGAACTACCAGATGATTTAGCTGGAGACAAACTTACTGAATCACTAACTGCTATATCTCAACTACCCCACACCAACCCTGCTCCAACCACTCGTAAATCCGATAGTTACGGTTCAAATAAACCTGAGACACTAGCTTATCTAGATGAAACAGATAAGATAGCAGGTTATCCAGCAGGTACTTCACGCTCCATGATTCAACAAGAAAGCAAGTTTAACAGTACTGCTGTTAGTCCTGCTGGAGCTGAAGGTCTTGCTCAGATAATGCCAGCAACTAAGGCTCTCCTTGAAAAGAAACATGGTAGAACCTTTGATTCTTATAATGATACTGATGCCTTATTCATGCACAGGTCTCTATCACAAGAGAACATGGATAGATATAAGAATCCTGAAGATGCTATAAGAGCTTATAACGCAGGTACTGATAAAAGTAACTGGAACAATGATGAAACCAATAACTATCTAGATATTATTAAGTCAGGTTCTAGTCCTACTACTGTTGCTGCTGCTGAACCACAGGTTGATCCACTAGCTTACAGACCTTGGGGAAACATACCTGATAAGGTAGACCCTGCCTCACTATCTACCAGTAGAGACTGGTTGTCCGCTTCAGCTCAACTATATAACTCTGAGAACAATAAACCTTTCCAAGGTACTGACCAAGAGTTATCTGATTGGGGTAAAGATAAGCTAGGCTGGTTTAACTCTAACACAGTAGCTATGGCAGCCCAAGCTGGGAAACTAGCTAAGGATGGTTCTAAGGATGACAAAGAAGCTTTCTTATATCTTATGGAAACCTATGACAACACTGAGTTCTCATGGGAAGGTATAGGTAGGTTTGCTAAAGGTGCAGCAGTAGACCCAATTAACTGGATGACTATAGAGACCTTAGGTCTAGGTCAGAAGGCTGCAACCATAGCAGCTAAGGAAGCAGTTAAGGTAACACTAATGAAGTCCTTTGGTCGTACAGGTATTCTAGCTGGTGTTGTTGGTGGTTTCATGTCTGGTGAGACTAATCGTATCAGACAGAGTGTAAGGATTGATGCTGGTGCTCAAGATGAATTTCATCTAGGTGAGTTTGCTAAGGATACAAGTATAGGTGTATTAGCTGGTACTACCTTAGGAACTTTTGGTGACTGGGGTATTAATAAGTTAATCTCTAAGTTCGGTAGTAAGGTAGCTAATGTTGCAGATAACACAGTACCGCCACCACCTCATGTAGACCCTTTAGACCCTACAGTTACATCAGAGGTTGGTAGCATTGAAGATGTCAGACCTATATATGCAGGTCTATCTAAAGATCACTTAGAAGCCTTACATCAAGAAGCTGTCAAAACCAACCAAGAGTTGGATTACTTCGCTATTGAAAAACACTTAGGTACTGAAGAGGCTAATAGATGGGCAGCGTTATCTCACAAAGCTAAAGAGAAATGGTGGACAAACGGAGACCACACTGTTGAGTTAGAAAATGACTCTGCAATGTTCAAGGGTATTAATGAGGAAGAGATACTAAGTTTTATAAAGGCAAAGCAAGATTTTGATATATCTTCTCCTGAAGCCTTGGGAAGGTCTATAGCTTTAAAAATGTCAAAGATGAAAGACCCTAACTTTGAGAACTCAACTGAACAAGAGACTATAAAGTCTGCTATTGAGTTTGCTAAGGAACAAGGGTGGGACATTGCTGATGTTATAAAAGGAGCTAGAGAAAAGTCTTGGGAATATGCAGGGGATGATGCTCCAGAGTTATTTAACTCCTTATTTAAAAGCAATAAGTCTGGCATAAGTGCTCCAGAAAACTCTACTGTTCTCTCCTTAGAAAACCCTAATACTAACCCTACTACAGGTGCTCCAGAGTCTATAGTAACCACTGATGGTTCTGTAGTTCATCCCAATACTTCAGTAGATGGAACATTAGATAACGTAGGTAGAAGACAGAAGAATAGATTAGTTGAAGATAATACTGTAACTCTAGATACCCAAGGAGTACCCCTAGTTAAACTAGATGTCCCTGAGGTTAACACTGGACAGAGAACTACTAAAGCTAGGGATATAGATGGTGTTGAAGTTGAAGGACATGTCACTACAGCAGAGTTGGTAAGTAATGGTCAGAAGATAGCTGCTCAACTTAGAGCACTACCTACAGATCAACTACATGTTATCTTAGAGCAGTTAAGAAGAGGAGATCATGGGTTCTCACCTGAGCAGATGCGGTTTGTTCACAAGGGTGTCCAAGGTTTAGCTATGGAATCTAAGGTAGCTCAGGAGACTTTAGAAAGAAAGATTGCTGAAGCACCTGACCTAGTGACAGCCACAGCTCTTCAACAGAAACTGGATGATATAACAGCGAGAGTTAAACCTGTGATATTAGCTGATGATGCTATATCTTCTTTAATAGGTTCATCTCTACATGATAGACAGTCGATAATGACTTCTGTTGAAAGTATCATGGCAGGTGATGATAGCCTTACACATCTTCAAGCTGCGGATATCTTTGCAAAACAAATGGATGACCTAGAGAAATCCACAGCATTCGATAAGATAACCAAGCAGTATGATGACGACATAGCTAAAGCAACAGCAGCTCATGATTGGAAAGCTGTCACTCAGGCTGAGATGCTTAAAGCTACTCACACTGAAGCTATGCTTAGAGTAAGTCTAGATACTGAAGGTAGTGGTAAGCTTAATACATTCTTTAGAGGACTCAATGAGTTTGCTATCTCTAACGTATTTACACCTCTTACAGTCATCAGAAACTTAGTACCTTCAGCAACAAAGACTTTAATCATTCCTCACCTTAAGTTCATCCTATCTAATCCTTTAGAGAAAGCTACTAGAGTTGAATTGTTAGCTAACTACTCAGCACTTGCTAGTGCTCAGAAGGGTGCATTCCAAGCTGCTTGGGCTGCTCTTAAGTATGAACAATCTTTAATCACTAGAGACTCTTCTCGTATGTTAGAGAGTAGTGCTGTGATTACAGGTAAGTACCACATAGGTGGAGCAATAAGATTCTTCCCTAGGATACTTAATGCTACCGATGAATACCTAGCACATCTTAATTACTCTACCTTTGTCGCTAGTAAAGCTGCAATGGATGCTGTGTTAGATGGTACTCAGAAGGGTCTTAAGGGTGCTGCACTAGAGAAATACTGGAGAGATGCCTCAGCTAAAGCTTTAAAAGAATCACTGACTACACCACCTGATGGACTTCTAATACAACCTATTATTAACAAGGGTATCAACAGAGGTTTCCAAGGTAAACAGTTAGCTGCTTATGTTGAAGCTGAAGCCATGAAGAATCCTCAAGCTTTAAGAGTAGGTACTAATGAGGAAGCCTTAAGTTATGCTAGGAATGTCTTGTATAAAGAGAGATTCTCAGGCGAAGGTATTGCTTCTACTACTGCTAAAGGATATGAACATTTAGTTAGCCAGAGTCCTTCTCTTAAAATTATTATAGGGCAGTTGTTCTTTAGGACACCTATCAGAGTCTTTGAGGAAGGCATGAGACTGACTGCTGGTCTAAACCTATTTGCACCTAAGTTCATAGCTGATCTAAAGGGAGTCAATGGTACTTTAAGACAAGTACGAGCCAAAGGTGAAGCCTTAACTTCTATAGCTATTGCAGGTCAAGTACTTACTATGTATGGTCAAGGTAAGATCACAGGTGGTGGTACAAGTGACTATAAGCTACGAGCTGGTATGGTCGAAACTGATAACAAACCTCTGTACTCAATACAGTTGGATGATGGTTCTTGGTGGTCATACAAGGGTGTTGAACCTTTATCTACTCCTATTAAAATACTTATTAATGGGTTAGAACTTATGGATAAGGTACATATAAGAGAAGCTCAAGGTGAGTTTGTTGATGCTGCGGTATCTAAGAAACTTGAGGCTTACATAGGTGTAGCAACAGGTTCTATTACTATGGCTATAAGGGATGCGAATCTTATTGCAGGTCTAGAGACAACCGCTAAATTCTTTGAGAGTCTTGCAGATCCTGAAAGAAGTGAAGGTGCATTACTAAAGTTATTCAGTGAGAAACTATCTTTGTTAACACCTCATACCTTTACCAAGATATCTCAAAGCAACGACCCTACAACTAAAGACCCAGTAACACTCTTCCAAGTTATAGAACATAGACTAGGTAACTTAGGTCTTGATCTTCCTGACATTAAAGCTCCTTATGCTTATGATGCCTTAGGTAACATCAAGCAACTTGCGGATACCGAAGCTCTATTCAATATGTTCTCTACCACTACTAAGGAAGAACTAGGTAGAGGTAAATCAACTGATGATCTTTATGTCTTGGGGGAATTAGCTAGATTAGGTCGGGTGACAGGTCAAACCTTTATACCTGCATTCAAGAGACCTGAGGCAGGTAATATGGATCTTAGGACTGTGCTGACTGCTGATGGTAAAGAGACTCTTTATGATAAGTGGCAGAACAACTATAAGAAACTAAACCCTTCAGAAGGACTACTCCCTATCCTTAAGAGTGATCTACCAGATGGTACATTCAAACAGAATGGAATCAGGGTAGAAGCTGTTCAACAGGTTATCAAAGCCTATCAGGATACAGCTTTCTTTCAGATGATGCAGGAAGAACAAGGAGTATTAGAGAGTACTCGTAACTCAATGCAACAGAAGTTTGAATCACAGCTAGGTCTTAATGATTACAAAGGGTCTAAACCTGCTGCACCCCCTCCCCTCTTCCAACAGCAACAATAACAAATAGGAGATACCCTAGTGGCATATAGCTACGTTCGTTACACAGGTAATGGAAGCACACAGAATTTTACCTTTAGCTTCCCTTATCTTGATCCGACTCATATTAATGTGGCTGTTAATGGTGTAGCAACCACTGCATTCACCTTCTTAAACTCAAGCACTCTTCACTTCACAGTAGCTCCTGATGGTGGTTTACCAGTAGAAATCAAAAGGAGCACACCTAAAGAAACAGCTATTGTTAACTTCAGTGACGGCTCAGTTCTACTAGAGAAAGACCTTGATCTACTAGTTACCTATAACCTCTATGTCTCTCAAGAGGTTGAAGATGATGTATCTCAGGGTCTATTTCCCGAACTAGATGGGACGTTTAATATTGGGCTATCTCGTATAGTTAACTCTGCTGATCCTCTTGATCCTCAAGATTTAGCAACTAAGAACTATATAGATACAGGTATGACAAGCCAGTTAAACATCGCTACAGCTATTAATGCTTCATCTCAAGCACTGTTAACTCAAGCAGATAACATCATAGCATCCTTTACAGTATCTACAGCTTCACCCTCAGGTGGAGCTATAGGTGATGTATGGTTCAAAATTACTTCTTAACACTTCTATATATATAAAGGAATAACAAATGGCAGGTTTATCAGATTACGCAGAAAAATTAGCTTTAGATTATATGATGACAGCAGGTGCTGTTACACGACCAACTGCTTGGTACATAGCTTTATATACTTCAGCACCTACAGATGCAGTAGGTGGTACTGAGGTGGCTGTAGGTGCTTACGCTCGAAAGACAGTAGCATTCAATGCAGCTACTTCAGGCACAGGTGTCACGGCTAACTCAGCGATTGTCTCATGGACAGCAGTAGGTGCAGCTTATGGAACTATTACTCACATTGGTATCTTAGATGCTTCTACAGCAGGTAACTTATTGTGGGCAGGTGCTCTAAGTGTATCTAAGGCTGTAGCTGATGGAGACACTATTCAGTTCTCCGCTGGAAACCTAACCCTTACCTTGGATTAATAAGTAATGGCTGGCGGTGGTTTTCGTGTTACCCAAGATGGTAGTCTCAGAGTTACCCAAGCCTTAGAACCTAGAATTACACAAGAGATGAACCCTCTCTATGCTGTTGTTACAATCAACAGTGTAGGGATAGTAGTAAATTCTATAAATAAAATAGTTTATGCTACTGCACCTTTAGCTTCCATAGGTTCTGAGCTTAGTGTATCAACCTATACAGCCTCTATGGTAATGATAGGTAATTCCACAGGAACTATAGTTAGCAACGGTGTCAGGATACAAAACTTCACGGCTAACCTATCAAGCACAGGAACAACTGTAGCAAGTATGGGGTTTCTTCGTATAGGTTCAGCTAGTCTGTCTTCACTAGGTACTCTAGTTTCTCCCCTATCTCTGTACTATACCGTATCGTCACCACTTACCAGTGCTGGTGCAATTATTAACTCAGCAATGAAGATATTAAATGCTGTGGTTTCTATAAGTTCAGCAGCTTCAGTAAGCTCAATACCTTCTCTAACACAGGCAGTTACTTTAAGTCTTCCTAGTGTTAGTTCACAGGTATCTTTAGGTTCATTTATAGCTGGAGCTAAAACTCAACTATCAGCTCAGGGTGCATTTACTATATACCCCTTATTGATAGAAGCAGCAGCAGCTTTAATTAATGGTTCATCTAGTTGCTATGCCTTAGCTACTAATTTACCTATGAATATCTTTGCTTACATAAGCTCAACAACAAGCATATTAAACGGTGATCTAATGACAGTATTAAGTGCAGTACACGGTGGTACAGTAAATAGAAGGGTAACTCAAGATGGTCTAAATGTTAGGGTAACTAATCTAGGTGGAGTTCGAGTCTTATCAGAACAAATAGGGATCGCTACTTCAGAAATAGTAGTTGACGCAACACTTATCCCCTTCAATGGTTCTATCTCAGGTAAAGCTATGGATTCAACTTGGGGTACTGTTACTCCTTATGTTAAGAACTCTGGTGGATCATGGGTAATACCAAAGGTCTATGTTAATGATAACAATACTTGGAAACGAGTGGCATAACATCATCTACTTTATTAAATAGGAATAATACAATATGGCAGATATTAAAATCTCAGATCTAACAGTAGCTAGTGCTGCTGCTGGAACTATGCAGATAGAAGTAAATGACTCATTAACATCTAAGAGTCTCTCAGTAGCTCTTATAAAAGCTTATGTACTACCTTCAGGTTCTATCACTACAACTGAAATAGCTACCAGTGCAGTTAACTTAACAACTCAGGTTACAGGCTCTCTTCCACTTCTTAATGGTGGAACTGGCGGTACAACTAGTGCTACAGCCTTAGTAGGCTTAGGTGCGAGAACTTCAGCTACAGGGTCTTCAAGTACACCTGTAGGTACAACAGCTCAACGAGATGTTACTCCTCTTACAGGATACTTTAGGTATAACACTACTACCGTAGGTTTCGAGGGATACAACGGGACAGCTTGGGGTAATGTTGGTGGTGGAGCAACAGGTGGTGGTACTGACCAAGTGTTTGTTCTTAACTCACAGGTAATTACTACAGCTTATACAGTTCCTGTAGGTAAATCAGCATCTAGTGTAGGTGCTATAACAATTAACTCTGGGATAGCGGTAACGGTGTCTTCAGGTTCACGATGGGCGGTACTCTAAATGGCAGCAACAATTTCAGCAAATAGCGCAGGGGGCGGTGGGCTTGTCACTTCAGGTGATGCTTCGGGTGTACTGGCTCTACAAACAGCAGGGGTTACAGCACTGAGTATAAGTGCAAGTCAGAAGGTTACTTTTGCTAACTCGTTGACTTCTCCTACTTTGGTTACACCTACGCTAACCACACCAACCATAGACTCAGCCCAAGTGCCAACCATATCAGGTACAGCTCCTCTTTATATGTGCAGAGCATGGGTCAACTTTGACGGTACAGGTACTGTGGCTATTCGTGCAAGTGGAAACGTATCGAGTATTACTGATAATGGTACTGGTGATTACACGGTCAACTTCACTACTGCTATGCCTGATGCTAATTACTCAGTTGGTGCGCTTAATAGGGCAGATACAGGTGCATCTAACGCATGGATAGTGCCGAGAATATATAACTCTCTTGCAGCCACCTCGGTGGGGGCGTGCAGAATACAAACAGTAATATCTACTAATACCCTCTCTGATGCTCAACTGGTATCACTGTCAATCTTCCGCTAAAAGGGTAAAACAATGAAAAGAATAATATACAAAACAGAAGATGGCGGTGTTGCTGTAATCATACCAGCGGACACCATTGAAGCTTGTATGAAAGACATACCAGAAGGTGCTGAGTATGAAATTGTTGATACTGACACTATTCCATCAGATAGAACTTTTAGAGGGGCGTGGACATGGGCATAAGTATCAACTTCACTAAAGCACAAGAAATAACTAAAGACCGCCTAAGAACAGAACGTACACCATTGCTTCAAGCATTAGACGTAGCTCAACTTAGGAATCTAGCTGACCCTGTAGCTTTAGCAGACATTGAAGCTAAGAAACAAGTGCTGCGAGGTGCAACTCAACAGGTTGACAGCTTGACTACTTTGGATGAACTTAAAGCAGTCCAACTGCCTGTATTGGAGAATAACTAATGGCAATAATTCTCGATGGAACTTTAGGTTGTACACTCCCAGTACCCTTAGTTACAAGCTCAGGTGGAACAGGTGGATTGATAGGTGGTGTTATACCTATTCAACCAGTAACAGCTTCAGTAGCGACCAGTGCATTAACTTGTACTTTAAACCCTACGATACTGAACTTTAGAAACACTCCGCTAACTTCAGGAACAATCAACACCAGAACAGTGGCTACAGCTATTTCTGTTGTAGTACCAAGCACAGCAACTTTAGGCACAGTATCAGCTCGACAATCAAGACTTGTAGTAATAGCTCTTGATAACGCTGGAACAGTAGAACTTGCAGTAGTCAATATTGCTGGAGGTACTAACCTAGATGAAACTACTTTAATCTCTACTACAGCGATTATTGCTGGTTCTAATGCCGCTAACGTAGTGTACTCAACAACTGCAAGAACTTCACTACCTTTTAGAGTCGTAGGCTACATAGAGTCAACTCAAGCAACTGCTGGAACATGGGCAACTGCTCCTAGTACGATACAAGGTCAAGGTGGTCAAGCATTAGCAGCTATGAGTTCTTTGGGGTATGGGCAGACTTGGCAAGCGGTAACAAGGACAAGTGGCACTACTTATTATAACACAACAGGTAAGCCGATTGTACTTAATGTCTTATACACAAATGGCTCTGGAGGAGTATCAATAACGGTGGGCAGTAATGTAGTGGCAACGGGGAACTCAAGCAATACTGGGAACTACTCACCTTTAGTAGTGGTTATTCCTAGTGGATTAAACTATGTTGTTACTACCTCACTTGCCTATACTGCATTTGAACTCAGATAAGGAAAAAATATGTATTACAAAAACACAAACAACAACCTACACTTTCTTGATTCTGCTGAGTTTGAATATCTACTCACTGCTGATTGCACTCCAATTACAGACGAAGAAGCACAGGCTATACAAGCAGAGATTGAAGCTAATCAACCAGCTCCAGTAGAACCAACTCCACAAGAGAAACTAGCATCTGCTGGATTATCAGTGGATGAACTTAAATCCTTATTGGGGATAGCAGTATGAGTAGTATAGTAGTTTCAGGCGATACGAGCGGTTCGATAACATTATCAGCACCAGCAGTTGCAGGGGCTTCAGTCTTAACGCTACCTGTCGCTACAGATACGTTGGTAGGCAAGGCTACTACAGATACCTTGACGAATAAGACTTTAACATCACCGACTATTACTGGTGCGGTTGTAAGTTCTATGGGTTCTTCTGTATTGACTTCAGGTACAGCTCAAGCTTCAACTTCAGGTACGTCTATAGACTTTACTGGTATTCCTAGTTGGGCTAAACGAATTACGGTGATGTTTAGTGGGGTTAGTACGAATGGCTCTAGTGTTGTCCAAGTTCAACTAGGTAGCGGAACGATTGCAACAACAGGGTATTTTGGAACAAATTTAAATACAGTAGGGGCTGGGTTAGGTGTTACTAACACTAATAATGGCTCAGGATTTATAATTGACAGTGTAGGTGCGGCTTCTTACATAAGACATGGAGCTATGACATTTATGCTTTTAACAGGAAACACTTTTACTATGACAGGCTCAATAGGATATTCTGAGTCATCAAGAGCAACTTTTCAAGCTGGCTCTATTGCTCTTGGTAGCACATTAGACCGAGTTCGCATCACTACAGTAAACGGAACAGATGCTTTTGATGCTGGCTCAATTAACATAATGTACGAGTAGACACCAATATGGAACTAGAACACAGGATCATAAGACTTGAGTTCCTCGCTGAGAATCACAATGAAGAACTCAAAGACCTTAGAGACATCTCAAAGAATCTTTCGGTATCCGTTGTGAATATCGAGAAGAACATTCAACAAATAAAGTTTATAACCACAGGAGCTGTAGTAATGTTCTTAGCTCAGTCAATGGGTGTCAGTAGTTTACTTAAGGCAATATTCTTATGAGTATAATCAATAAAGCAGATGAAAAAGAACTAGGGACACTACATGGCACACTAGCTAAAATCTTAAGGCAATCCTTAGAACAGGAATACCTATCAGATTCAGGGGAAAGACTACCTCCTCCTGCTGCTATCCTAAGTGTCGCTAGGCAGTTTCTAAAGGATAATAAGATAGAAGGTATCAGCGTTAAGGGATCAGCCTTACATGACCTATCTGACTTACCTATCTTTGAAGATGATAATGTAATCTCTATCAGAAGGTAGAAGGTAGCATACAGCTCCATACAGGCTCATCACAGCACGATAATAGGAGAACCTTGGTCAATACCTTGGTTCTCCTTTTTTTTATCCTCAGGCACTCTGTGCTTATCAGCACACCTTAAATTAGATAATGATATCCGTCAAGGAGACATATGACAACACCTATAAAAAAGAATGAGACAGTTCTAACTGACTTCCGAGTATTCGTTTATGTAATATGGAAGCACCTCAACCTACCTGACCCTACACCAGTTCAATACGACATGTGCCTCTACCTCCAACATGGGGCTAAGAGATGTGTTATAGAAGCATTCCGAGGTGTAGGTAAATCATGGATCACTTCAGCCTTTGTCTGCTGGATATTACTTAATGACCCCCAGAAGAAAGTACTGGTTGTCTCAGCGTCTAAAGAGAGAGCTGATGCTTTCTCTAGCTTTGTTAAGAAGTTAATTAATGAAGTACCTATCTTACAACACTTAAAGGCTAGAGAGGGTCAGAGAGACTCTATGCTGTCCTTTGATGTAGGTGATAGTACACCAGATCACAGTCCTTCAGTTAAGTCAGTAGGTATCACAGGTCAGATCACAGGGTCTAGGGCTGACATCATTATTGCTGATGATACTGAAGTACCAAACAACTCTCTAACACAGATGATGCGAGACAAGTTATCTGAGAGCGTTAAGGAGTTTGATAGTATAATCAAGCCCTTAGCCTCAGCTAGGATCATATACCTTGGAACACCTCAGACTGAGATGTCTCTCTACAACCAACTACCTGAACGTGGTTATGATGTAAGGATATGGACAGCTTTATACCCTGAGCTAGACCAGATAATTAAATATCAAGGTAGATTAGCTCCTATGATAACCAAGGCTCTTGAGGATGACCCTAAGTTAGTGGGTGAACCTACAGACCCTAAGAGATTTGATAGTGAAGACTTGATGGAACGTAGGGCTTCCTATGGTAAAGCAGGTTTTGCTCTACAGTTCATGTTGGATACAGCTCTAAGTGACTCAAATAGGTATCCTCTGAAGGTCGGTGACCTCATTATACAGAACCTTAACCCTAACATGGCTCATGCCAAGATAGCGTGGGCTACAAGCCCTGAGCTTTGCATTAATGATGTACCTAATGTAGCTCTAACTGGTGATAGATTCTATAGACCCATGTGGCACTCACCTGAGATGCACGACTACACAGGTTGTGTTATGAGTATTGACCCTAGTGGTAGAGGTAAAGATGAAACTGGCTTTGCTGTAGTCAAGGCATTAGCTGGTAACTTGTTTCTCACGGAGGCTGGTGGTCTGACTGGTGGTTATGAAGTGGAAACCTTAGAAGGACTTGCTCATGTCGCTAAGAGAAATAAGGTTAAGTACATCATAATAGAAGCAAACTTTGGGGATGGTATGTTTACATCACTATTGAAACCTATCTTAGCTAGGATATACCCCTGTACTGTAGAAGAGGTTCGACATAGTACTCAGAAAGAAGCTAGGATCATAGATACCTTAGAACCTGTGATGACAGGTCATAGACTTATTGTTGACCAAAGGGTTATCCAGAAGGACTTTGATACTGCACCTGATATTAAGTACTCACTATTCTATCAACTCACTCGATTAACTAGAGACAGAGGAGCTATTGTCCATGATGATAGACTTGATGCTTTAGCTATTGCTGTGGCTTATTGGGTAGAGTCAATGGGGAGGGATAATAACAAGGCAGCTAAGGAACTAAAGAATCTAGCTATAGATAAAGAACTCAAAGGATTCATGAATGGGATACTCAATACAGGTAATAACAAACCTAGGAAAGACTCATGGTTAAACAGTAGTGAAGGTTGTATCCGCTAGGAAGCACTCGCTAGTTAACAGCAGGTAAACCAGTACCTAGAGTATTGGTTGCCCAATTGGAAATATAGAGATATATGACTGGGGGGAATCTAATTGCTGACTATAGCACTTTAGGTTGAGAGCAATCTCTGGCTGTGAGACCTAGAGTGATGAACATCATCACAAAGGATAATCTACATAGTATATTCTTCTACTAACCAATGGGGTAACCTTTGGGGGGTAGGGGGGTAGCTGTAGTTTTCCTCTGTGATATAGGTGATACAAGACAACTAAGGATACTTAAGGTTAACCTAAGGTATCTAGTGGTTGAGACCATAGTACTATTACCATTAAGAATAAACAATAAAGATAGACCTAAGGTAATCCACATGAGGTAGTGTATAGGTAATCCTATAGTTTATACATGTGGATAACCTTAGGTATAACAATCGACAATAACTATATATAGGAAATAATAATCATGGCTAAGGAACAGAACAAGAAGAAGAAGAAGGACAGTAAGACACCTATGTCTAATGGTAAAGGTAAATGCTAAAGTAAACCTATGGTTATCAGGAGGTGATCCTATAGTTACCTGTTCAATCCTAGATGGAACTGAGGGTGTCCCTTGGTTGTCTGGAGGCTTCACTACTAGTTGACTTGTGGTTATCCACAGGTCTTCTTAGGGTGGGAAATAATTTAGAAATAAAAATATGTGAGCCTATATCGTGGGGACGGTGGCTGAAACTCCCCCTATGCCCTCCTCGGCTTGACCGCTGGAATATCTTAAAGGAAATCCTAGGTTGTCAGGTGGTACAAAGTAGGTACATCATGCGGTAACCTATTGATTCATAAGGTAGACCGAGGGATTATATATCTCTTTCAATGGTTAGCTGGTGGTATCTGGTGGATAACCTGTTGTATTCTAAATGATAATCATTCTCATTAGCAATAAGCCTCCAAAACTCATTCATCAATTTGTTTTTTTTTAGTTTCGATACGCTACTACCTTAGATAACCTATTGATAACCTTAAGATAACCTATTAGTACTCATTGACAACCTAATGACCACCACAAGACAACCATTAGTATCATATAGAGATACAATGAGTAATACCCTAAGATAACCCTAAGATAACCTTTAACAACCTACCCTCTTATTAAAAGATATCCTGAAGACAATAATTACCTATCTATATACAAACCACCAGATAAACCAGCAGTAACCGCAGTCATTGCCTAAGTAATGATAAATAATTATCTTTATAACTCATTGATAACCTTAAGATTGCCAAATTAATTTATCTATTTGTTTTTTTATTAGTTGCCTTAAGGTAATAACAAGAGGATAGTACTAATCAAGCCATCTGGCTTACTGCTCCTTAACAACTCGGTTCTGATTGATACCTTTATAAGGCTGGTGACTATACACCAAGGCATCAATCAATATTATTAAGTCTCTTCAAATAGAGGTGGCTTAATAATATCAATAACAACTATAACCAACCATAAGAGGCTACACAATGACTTTACATACATACGAAGCAGTCTACTACAACCATGTTACAGGTCTTGAAGTAATTAAGAATTACACAGCGGAAACACTAAACGAGGCACAAGGGTTTGCATTTATGCAAGATGCTAAATACAGAGCTGAGAGAGGTGATTTTAAAGGTCAATTGAATCTGGTTGGTATATCACAAGAATTAGCGTGGTAATCACATAAAGTCTACCACTTAACCAGTTATTAATTAGCTGGTTAACTAGTAAATTTTAACTATAACAACCTAAGAGGTTACACCATGTACACAGCACAAAAGAATGCACACAATAACGTAATAGTTTGTAAAGGTAATGATCAGCGTAATTCATACAAGATCATATATACAGGCACTTACAATGAATGTCTTGAGATCAAAGCACAACTAATGAAAATGAAGGCAATGTACTCATGAGAGACTATAAACCAGTCCCACCTACTTACAACCCAATGACCAACCACCAGATCACCTATACATTACTAGTGATGGTTGTCGGCATACTTGCAACCCTTTTAACTTAACCAGCCATTCTTGGCGAATTAATAGTTGCATCAAGACAACCATTAACAATATTTATTTAATTACCTTAATCATAGGACTATACAACCATGAACACTAACAAATATGAATCAACACTGGTAGCAACTAAAACTGAAATAGAAGCTATCCACGCACAACTAGCCTTAGAAACTTCATTGTTATTAGGGTTAGAACCTCAGAAACTAGTTAGCACTCCCCGTTTATATGTCGGTACTTACGCAAAGTATAACAATGGTTCAATTCAAGGTGCATGGCTTGACCTTGATGATTATGTCGATTCAGAAGACTTTTACACAGCTTGTAAAGAGCTTCACAGTGATGAGGTTGACCCAGAGTTTATGTTCCAAGACTTCGAGGGTTTTCCAAAGTCTTTATATAGTGAATCAGGCAATGTCGATGAGATATACGAATATATTGATTTCATTATAAATAGTCATATGGAACAAGATGCAGTTGACGCTGGTTTATCTTTAGACATACCACTGGACAAACTAGAAGATGCCTATAGTGGCTGGTATGAAAATGATAAAGACTTTGCTTATCAACTAGCCACTGATTGTGGTTTTGAGGAATCTAATGTATGGCCTCAGAGTTGTATTGACTGGGAACAAGCCTCAAGGGAAATCATGCTTGATTATGACGAAGCTGGAGGCCATTACTTCAGTAACAACTGGTAACCAATAGCAGAGTATAGGTTTATGACTATCGCCTCATGGTGGTGGTCATATGCAAGTATTTTGACTATAACCAACCAAGGAAACAAAATGAAAACACTTAAAGAACTACCCAGAGGAAACTATTTTAAACGTAGTGAGACTTCGAGAAAAGTCTATGTAAAAGGACACTACAGCAGGACATTAAAAAAGTGGTCATGTATAGCCATGGATGACCACTGTTTTGAACTGTTTTTAAAACCTGAAACACCAGTTTTCTTCAATTTTAACTATTAATTATTAACCGCTCGCCACCATAGGACACAACCAAATGTATATACAACCACTATCCACCGCTAACCCTTTTTATGTCCTATCAGAGGAAGAGATAAACCAGCTCTCACCAAGTCAAACTTTGGATATCTACCAGAGTCTAGGTGGTGATCTTGAAGAATCTTATTACAACGAAAATTACAACTGGAGTTAATAACATGAGCTACTTAATATTACCAAACAGATTTTTTAGAAGCCCACTAATCGCATGTGCTAATTTTAGCGATGGTTCTCATGTCAATTTAATAAGACTCTTAAAACCCTATGCTAATGGGATAAGTTATGGTGTTCATGAAACCACTAAAAGCACGTTTTGCAGTAACGGCACGTTTAAAAGCTTAGATAGTGCGCTTATTAAGTTTGAATTGATGGTTAAAAATGCACAATATGAAGTCGAATTAATTAAATTAGAATATATACATTAGGAGTATTAATATGAAAACTAATAAATTACTAATACTAGCACTAGCTCTCACCACCTCATATCTTGCTAACGCCCAAGGCATGACCCAAGCACCTGATGGTTCATACGTCTACGGAACACCACTACAAGCACCTGATGGTTCATATGTAGGTTCTAACAATGGCATTATCCTACAAGCACCTGATGGTTCATATGTCGGTGGTAGTGGTAGTAACAATATATACCAAGCACCTGATGGTTCATATACTGGAGGCAACCCTTACCAAGCACCAGATGGTTCGTATGTCGGTGGTAACCCACTACAAGCACCTGATGGTTCGTATCTAGGCAACTATAGATAACCAGCCTAAAGTCCAACTTAAAGTCCACCCTCTCGACAATCTAGGGGAGGTGGACTTTGGGGTGTATTTTGAGTAATCCACCACATACTAATCCAGATCGAAAATATTTGTTAGTACTACTCACGCCACCACAGTCAAGGTATAGTTTGACAAACCCCCCTACAAATCAACAAGTTGGGGGGGGGAGGGGCGAAGGGTGTCTACAGGTAGAGAAATGGAAGAGCCTAAAATAAGTGAAAAATTAGTAACTTAGTATGTTATCGTTGTCCCATCATTTCAGTTAGGTTGCCACTAGACAACCTGTGCAATGATGGTAAATTATCAAGGAAGCCATGTATATAAAAATAACTGGATGGGAATGTTATATTGAACTGGTAAGTCAGGTTGACTTTTATTGGACGAATACAGAAGATTATAAATGTATTCATATCTACAAGCTGTTTACCATTTATAATAGGACTATTAATTAATCGTATAGGACATAAATAGCAATGGAACTTAAGACTGTTACATTACTGCTAAATAAATTTAGGCAATTAGATGGGGAACTCCCTTTATCACAAATGCTAATCATATTAGAAGTTGCAA